AAAAGCAGATCTGGATTGACATGCAGGTGGAGCCCGAGCGCATTCTGTCGGAGGGCGGCGGCCGGATTGACTCTGGTTATGTCCAGCTGATCCGGGCCCGCGCTGACATCGGTCTGAAGCTCCTGGCCAAATGGAACCCCAAGCGCTACGGCGACCGGGTAGAGCTTGCCGGGGACAAAGAGAACCCCCTGCAGATCAACGCCCAGATCGAGACCAAGAACCTATTCTCGACCATTCTAAACAATCTTGAGCTAAAAAAGCAGGTCTAATGAGTGACCTGGCCGAGCTGCTTGCCGACCCAGAGACGCATGCCAAGTTCGCCACCCTGCCCCACGATTACCAGGCGGCATGGGCCTGGCGGGCAAAGTGGCTTATTAAGGCTCACCGGCACCAGATCGTCCCGCCGGGGGACTGGTGGACCATCTGGCTCATGCTAGCCGGCCGAGGCGCTGGCAAGACCAGGACGGCCGCGGAACAGGTGGGCTGGTGGGCCTGGGAGATGCCAGATACCCGCTGGCTGGTCGCAGCGCCGACATCAATGGATGTCCGGTCGACCTGCTTTGAGGGTGAGTCAGGGCTACTGGCCGTGATTCCCGAGGTCTTAATCGCTGACTACAACCGGGCCTATCACGAGATCAAGATGACCAACGGCAGCCTGATCAAGGGCGTGCCGGCGTCTGAACCCGACCGGTTCCGCGGTGGCCAGTATCACGGCGCCTGGTTAGACGAGCTAGCCGCCTGGGATTACCTACAGGAAGCCTGGGACATGATCATGTTCTCTGTCCGCCTGGGCGATCGCACCAGGATCATGGCCACCACCACCCCGAAGCCGAAGGACCTGATCGTCGAGCTCATAGGCCGGGAAGGGGAAGACGTCCACCTGACGACCGCCTCGACCTACGCGAACCTAGATAACCTGGCCCCGAGCTTTCGCAATCAGATCCTGCAGTACGAGGGCACCAAGATCGGCCGGCAGGAGATATACGCCGAGATCATCGACCCAGAGGAGGGCGGTATTGTCCACCGGGAGTGGTTCAAGCTCTGGCCGGCTGATAAGCCGATTCCCAGGCTTGAGTTCGTGCTCCAGTCCTACGACTGCGCATTTACCGAGAAGGCCCAGAATGACCCGACCGCCTGCATCACGTTCGGGGTGTTCAAGCCCCAAGACGGCGGCATGTCGGTGCTCATCATCGACTGCTGGCAAGATCGCCTGCAATACCCTGATCTTAAGCCCAAGGTCATCGACGAGTACGAGACCGTCTTCGGCGATGGCAATGACCGTAAGCGGGTCGACCTGGTGTTGGTAGAAGACAAGGCCGCGGGCATCTCCCTCATCCAAGACCTGCAGCGTGCCTACGTACCGGTGCGGTCATACAACCCTGGTCGGGCAGACAAGGTCCAGCGACTATCGATTGTGGCCAACATCATCCGCGCAGGACGCGTCTGGGTGCCGGAGAGTAGCAACAGATCTGGGTATGTGCGAGACTGGGCGGAAGGCATGGTGAGTCAGGTCTGCTCGTTTCCGAATACCGATCATGACGACTTCTGCGATGCGATGAGCCAGGCGCTTCGATATCTGCGAGACGCCGGGTTCTTGAACATCGACCCGCCACCGCCAGAGGGTTTGGATGAGGACGATTACATCGATGCAGGCATTCGTAAGAAAGAAAACCCATATGCCGTTTAGAGGGCTAAATCGTGTCTGAGTTCGGCAGACAGCTCGCTGACCTGGTCATGACGCCTCAGTCACCGGAGCCAGAGACCCCGCCCGCGCTGCCACCGGGCACGCCTGAGATGAAGCCCTATGACCCGACGATACGGGAGCGAATGTCCTCTGGCCTGCAGTCCGGTCTAGAAAAGCTGGGCATGGACCGCTACAAGGCCCGCCAGCGAGCACAAACAGTAATGGGCGGACCGAGCTCTGCCTTTCCGATCGGCGGGGTTGCAGACTTTCTGCCATTCGTTGGCACGGCGCTACAGACTCAAGAAGCGGTCCGTGGTGGTGAGGCAGCCATGCAGTCAGCCAGGGAAGGCGACTACATCGGTGCGGGGGTTGAGGGAGCGTTTGCTGCCCTGAGCATGGTCCCCGGAGCGGTGGCGACCACAAAAGCGGTCCGAGCGATGCGAGCTAAACAGGCAGCTGATAAAGCCGTGACTAGCGAGCTTCGTGATCTACTTGGTATGCCTGATAAACCGAAGATGGCAGCGGGTGGCGAGGTAAGGATGCAGGGCGGCGGTAATGCTGTTCAGATTCAGGCGCAGTTAGCCGCAGGCGTTCCGGTGCAGATGTCCCGCGGACCTGAAGGTGACATTGCAAGACAGATGATTTTTGAGGAAGAAGACGCAAGGCGCCGGGCTGAGGTAGAGCGCCAAGCCAAGATGCAGGCCAAGCCTTTTGGCGAGAAGCTAAGAGGCGGCATTGAGGCTGGCCAAACCATCCAGTCCATCATCGGCCGATCCTTAGCCTCCCCTTTTGTAGCCCTAGCGCAAGGGGAAGATGCTGCTAAGAAGTTTGCTCAGGAGGTGGTGCTGCCCGAGTCTGAGTATGGAATCTATGCCCTAGGTAGAACCGGAGAGGCGCTAGAGCCGATCGGTCGGGCGATTGAGCGAGCCAAGATCCCCGATGTGCCATTTTTGCCAGAGGTTGGTGCGTCTTACATCCCTGGCCTTGGCAGACAGTTGGCAGAGATCGCTGGAAAGGCAGCCCGAAATGTGGATGCCGCAATCCCTGCTGAACTCAAGAACCTCCCGGTCGGTGCATCGATTCAGCCGGTCGGTCAGACCACCGAGCAGTGGTTAAAGAGTTTAGAAAAACCGCCCAAGCCTGCAGGCTCCAAGATGGAGGTCTTTGCTCCTGCCGATGACCTGGGCCTTTATTCTAAGATGGAGAAGGCTGCGCTTAACTTTAAACGCAAAGAAGGAACCGGAGATGCTTGGCTGGCTGACTTTAAGAACGCCGGGGTAAGCGACGAGGAACTCGAATATAGCGGTATGAAAGACATTCTGGCTGGCATAACAAAGCCACGGAGCCGAGAAACAATTGCAACCTATGCAAGACAAAACCGGATGCCGCTACAGGCTGTAAGGGCGACTGAAGGCAGTGATGTTCGGGATTTTAAATTTAGTGCAGCCGAGGTTATTGATAACAACGATTACATAAAATCTCGTGCCGCAGATATTGAAAATGAGTTTGAAGATTATTATCCAGGCGGAATTGATGGGTTGCGTGAAAATGTCATGCGCAACTTTACCGATCAGGAATTAAAAGATCCTAATATCTTGGCAAGTATTGACGAGACAGTAGAGGCCAATAAAAAACAAAAGGCTTACGATCTTGCTTATACGGAATACTACAACGATCCTTATTACCGATCCTTCAATAATGCAGGTTACGAAATAGTTGGTAGTAATGACACAGGATATACGGTCCAAACTCCGAATGGCGAATACCTGAAAGAACGATCGCAGACCGGAGATCTTCAAATCCGTTTCTTTAAAAACATTGAAAGCGCCGAGGGTTTTGCAAATCAACACGCCATGGATATGGGGTTGATGAAACAAAATTCAACTCAATACTCAAAATATCAATTGGATCGCGGTGGTGATTACGAGGAGATGAAGATTATCCTGCCGCAACCCACAGGTAAGCGTTCATTTCACGGTGATCACTGGGACGAAGAGGATGTCTTATCGCACTATCGAACCCAAGTGCGGGAAGACACCGAAGGCAAAAGAATGCTTTATGTTGACGAGGTGCAGTCCGACTGGCACCAGGCGGGCCGGGACAACGGTTATTTTATGAAGGAAGACCAAGCAAAATTTGAATTGGCATCTAAAAAATTAAAAGATATTTCTTCAAAGCATGATCAAATTGTTAAAAATTTACGAGAAGTTTATTTAAGTCTTGAACCAGAATATAAAAAGCAAAATGCGTTGCCAAACTACATTTCTGTGCCGTTTGTTGATATAAGAAAAGCATTTAGAGATCACCCAGAGGTAAAAAAATTAAACGAAGAACTTGATGAGTTAGAAAATTCAAAAGAAGAAGTTAGAAAAGGTTTTAAAGAATGGCAAAATAAAGTTCCTGATGCTCCATTTAAAGACACTTGGCACGAGCTTACCGTAAAGGCGGTCCTGCACGACGCCGCTCAAAAAGGGTTTGATCGCGTAGGATTCTCTTCAGCAAAGCCGCACATTGACCGCTACGGAACCGATGTATTTGCCTGGGAGAAAGTCCCCGAAGGATGGAAAATTGTGTCCACAGAACAGCGTGGAGGTCAGGCTGCTGGCGTAAATATTGAGGCTGAAGCCCGAGCCCGAGGTATTTTAAAAAGCCGCGACGGAGACGTTGTAAAAACCAGGGACGATCTTAAGCGGATTGTTGAACTGACCCTGCGTGATCCGACCGAGTTAAAGGTAGAGCGCATTACCAACAAGGTCTGGAAATCAATGAATAAGAATGACGTTGGTATTCACGAGCCCCGTAAAGAGGGGATGCTGTATTTTTACGACGAGGCGTTAAAGAAATACCTCGAAAAGTACGCTAAGAAACTAGGTGGTAATTTTTATGAGACCGAGACTTTGACTGGATATGGCGCATCGGATAAAGGTCCAGTTCCCATAAAAGAAAAAGTTTATATGTTTGAGTTCACGCCTAAGGCCAAGGACTCGGCCATCAAAGGTCAGCCTTATAAAAAAGGCGGTGCAGTCAATAATCGCAAGGTAACGTTTACCGATAATTTGGATGTCATGCGCCTAGCTATTGGCGGGTCGCTTAAAGAAAAGGGTAAGCAGAAAGCCAAGGAGGCGCTGAAAGAAGCCTTCACGCCCAAACAGGTAGAGAAGACGGCTGAGAAGATGGCCGACAAGATCAAGAAAGAAAATCCAAAGCTCACCGATGAGCAGGTGATGGTCAAGGCTAAGAAAGAGGCGGAAAAGAAGCTGCAGTGGGAGAAGGTTGAAAAGCCGGCACTCGAGAAGATTTACGGCCCGCTTGAGAAGGCACCATACTCTGCCACCCTGTCACAGCGTCAGAAAAACGTGCCAGAGGTGGTGGAAAAGCGCATCAAGGAAACCAAGCGGTTCCTGGCCCAGCCCACTGAGCCCTGGACGCCACCGCGTAAAGAACTGCAGGCATTTGATCGCACCTTGATCAAAGACGCGATGGAAGGGTTTCCAGGCGTCGAGCAGACCCGATTCCCCCGCTACAGCCCGCCGCGGTCAGACCTAAGTTACATCGAGGAGATCTATGGCGACCCCGTGAACCGCTCGCTGATCGAAGGCCAGATTAAGCGCGGTCTGCCTTTAGGTGGCGAGACCTTCTACGCGTCGCTCTATCCGCTCAAGGTCGCAGCCCTGGAGCGCGGCATTCCGGAGGAGAAGTTTAACCAGTTTGTGTATTCAATCGCCCCGGCATCTGCTCGTAACTCGATTTTCAACGAGATGGCGGTCGGTCAGTTCCTGCGCGACATGCAGGCCCGCGGTCTGCCATTAGACGAGGCGACAGTCACCAGAGAGATGGCCAAGTTCAAGGAAAAGTACGGCACCGGACTGCCACTTATGCCGGTGCATCGCGAGGGCGTAAAGAACGTTTTGGAGGGCAACCAGGATCTGCGCGAGCTCTTGAAGGCCGACATCCCCACCAACTACAAGATCCCGACTTACGGTACGCAGAAGGCCGGAGACTTTGGACAGTCGATGGTGCTCGACGTTCACGAGGCTGCAGGCCAGACCCGTGGCAGTCGCTATCACCCCTACTTTACCGAGCAAGGCGGATTCGGCCCGACCGAGTACGGTGCCGCCGAGTCGCAAATGCTAGACATTGCCCAGGGTCTTGGACTGCCAGGCGGTACAGCGCAGGCCGGCAGATGGTTTGGTGGCGGCGAGCTTACGGGCCTGAAGTCACCCCGCGGTGATGCACTTGACTTGCTTGAGCGCCAGGCTGCTTACACGCTATCGCAGTCCGGTATCGACCCGACCCCGCGCAATATCCGCAACACCCTGCTCGATATGATTGAGACCGGTCAAGGATTACTTATGCCCTACTTCAAGAAGGGAGCCATGCCAGACCTGCGTGTTGAGAAGAAAAAGGGCGGCGCAGTTAAGAAGCGCAAGGTCAAAATATCAAATAGTTCGGACGCGCATATGCTCGCGTTTCTTAAATCAAAAGGTTAAGACATGGCTGAAGAGTTCCCCATAGACCCAGAGTTTGGCCGCTTTGTAAAAGGTATGCCTGACGAGAAAGAGCAGGAAGTCACGGTCGAACTTGAGCTTGATGAGACCGAGATCGAAGAGCTGCCCGACGGTTCTGCCGTAGTTACGATGGACACCGAGGGCCCGATGGAGGACGCGGAGTTCTATGAGAATCTGGCCGAGACCATTGATGCCTTGGACCTAAGCTCGATGGCCATGCGGTACACCAAGCTGGTAGAGACCGACAAGAAGGCCAGGGAAGAGCGTGATAAGCAGTACGAAGAGGGTTTAAAGCGCACCGGCATGGGCAAAGACGCCCCCGGTGGCGCTCAGTTTATGGGCGCATCAAAGGTCGTCCACCCCGTCATGGCTGAAGCCTGCGTGGACTTTGCTGCCCGGGCAATCAAGGAAATGTTCCCGCCCGACGGTCCCGTCCGCACCAAGATCATGGGCGAAGTAGACGAAGAGAAGGTTAAGCGTGCCGAGCGTAAGCGCGACTACATGAACTGGCAGCTTACCGAGCAGATCGAGGAGTTCCGCGACGAGCAGGAGCAGCTGCTGACCCAGCTACCCCTGGGCGGCTCTCAGTACCTAAAACTCTGGTACGACGAAGACAAAAAGAGGCCATGCGCTGAGTTCATGCCTATTGACCGCGTAATTGTGCCGTTTGCGGCCACTAACTTCTATACCGCCCAGCGGGCCACCGAAATCCACGACATCACGGAGTGGGAGTTCAAGCGCCGCATCCGGTCGGGACTGTATCGAGACATCAGCCTGATTCGCGCCACGATGGAGCCGGAGGAGTCATCTGCCCAGAAGGCTAACGACAAGATCGAGGGCCGTAAATATCAGGAAAACGAAGACGGCACCCGCCCGGTCTATCACATCTACACCTGGCTGGAGCTAGAAGACGACAAGTTCTCCAAGGGCGAGATGGCGCCCTACATTCTGATGATCGATGAGCTGGAAAACGAGGTCGTTGGTCTATATCGAAACTGGGAAGAGGGCGACGATACCATGACCAAGCTGGACTGGGTCGTGGAGTTCAAGTTCATTCCCTGGCGTGGTGCCTACGCTATTGGCATGCCGCACTTAATTGGCGGGCTGTCAGCCGCGCTTACCGGGTCGCTACGGGCTTTGCTGGACTCCGCCCATATCAACAACGCCGCCACCATGCTCAAGCTCAAAGGCGCCAAGATAAGCGGCCAGAGCCAGCAGGTCGACGTGACCCAGGTCTGCGAGATCGAAGGTGCCCCGGGTGTGGACGACATCCGCAAGATTGCCATGCCGATGCCATTTAACCCGCCGTCTTCGGTTTTAATGGATCTTTTAGGCTTCTTGGATAAGGCCGCCAAGGGTGTCGTCACCACCGCAGAGGAAAAAATTGCCGATGTAAACGCCCAGGCACCGGTGGGTACGACCCAGGCGCTCATCGAACAGGGAGCAGCGGTATTTTCTGCCATCCACGCCCGACTGCATGACTCCCAGGGCCGGGTTCTCAAGATCCTCGGCCGGCTAAATCGCTGGTATTTAGAAGACCAACGCAAGGGCGAGATTGTCGTTGACCTGGAAATTAACAAGGAAGATTTCCGTCGCAATACCGACGTGGTCCCGGTATCCGATCCGCATATCTTCTCCGAGACCCAGCGGATGGTTCAGATCCAGGCCGTGATGACCCGGGCTGATAAGTACCCCGACCTATATGACCGCCGGGTAGTGGAAGAGCGGTTTTTAAAGCAGCTCAAGGTTCCGGGCATCAACGAGATCCTGAAAAACACCCCGGCCCCCGAGGAGCGCAACCCGGCCGACGAGAACGTGGCGATGGCTATTGGGCAAAACGGCTATGCCTATATTCACCAGGACCACCTGGCTCATATTCAGAGCCACCTGGATTTTGGTCTGAACCCGGCATTCGGTGGCAATCCGATCATGGCCTCGATATTCCTACCGCGAGCCCTGGAGCACATCAAGCAGCATATGGTGCTTTGGTACTTGAACCGTACAAATGGCTACGTAACCAAGGCGCGTGGGGGTAAACCCTATACCGAGAACGAATACGAAGACGTCCGCATGACCGCGGAGATCGACAAGGTCTTTGCTATTGCTTCGCAACACGTAGCTGACGACGCCAAACAGGTGTTTGAGCAGGTGGTGCCCCTGGTCCAGCAGATGCTTCAGACCATGCAACAGCTGACACCCAAGCCCCAGCTGCCGCCTGAGGCCCAGGTCATTATGGATACCAGCATGGCCGAGACCCAGCGCCGTGCCCAGCGCGACCAGGGTGAATTAGCCCTGAAAAACCAGCAGATTACGCTGGATGCCGAGAAAGATGCTCGCCGTGAGCAGATCGATGTGGCCCTGGCGGCCGCCGATAACCTCACAAAAGAGCGCATAGAGACTGCACGTTTGACGCAAAAAGACGCCGAACTGCAAGCCGAGCAGTTTGAAACTGCAATTTCGCTTCAAAACGAAGCACAACGCCGACTAGGAGGTCTGTAATGGCACAGCAAGACACCTTACACGTTCCGATGCACAAGCGAATCGCTATGGGCGAGAAACTTGACGGGACATCCCTGCAACCCAAGGGCCAGACTGCACCCGCCCCCAAACCCGAAAAAGGAGCCCTGGCACAAGCCAAGAAGAAATGAGGTACATCTCCGACATCATCGGCGCCATTAAGGCACGCCAGACTGAAATAAAGTCGTCTTTAGCGGCGGGAAACCCTGCGACATGGGAGGCGTACCAGCGCGTCGTTGGTCACCACCAGGGCCTGGAAGAGGCTTTGGAGATCATAAACAACCTTTTAAAGGAAGAAGATGAGAATCAATGAGCCGGAAGCGTTTACCGACGCTGACATTGCTTGGGCATTCCCGAGTGTAGACCCCGGTGCTAAACCTCTTGGCGGCCGTATTTTGGTTCAGTTGCGCCGCACCAAGAAGAAAACAACCAGTGCTGGGATTATTTTGGTCGAAGAGACCAAAGAAACCGAAAAGTGGCAAAACATGGTCGCCAAGGTGATCGAGATTGGGCCGCTTGCCTTCAGAAACCGCGATACGAACGAGCCCTGGCCCGAGGGGTCATGGTGTGAGCCTGGAGACTACATCCGCGTCCCAAAGTGGGGCGGCGACCGGTGGGAAGTACCTGTGCCGGGCGAGGATGCTTTAGACGACCAGGCGCTCTTCATGATTCTTAATGACCATGAAGTCATCGCCAAGGTTACCTGCAACCCGCTAACCATGCGGGCGTTCATCTAAGGAGGCCATATGAGCACTGAAAAGCAAGAAGAATTGATTTTGGAAGTCAAGGAAGAGGCTGACGGTTCTGCCGTTATCAACCTGCCTGACAGCATTCCGAACCCCCAGGCCGAGGAAACCCAAGAGGAAGACGCCCCGGTCGAGGCGGCTGCCGAACCCGCGGCTGATGACCAGGACAATGACGATCCGAACGATGATGACGCCCTGCGACCCGCCAAACGGGCCCGCCGCAAGGCCAAGCGCGAGCTGGCCAAGCGCACCAGCGTAGAAAAAGACCACCGTTTGGCCATGCTGGAGCGTCAAAACCAGGACTTATTAGAGCGCCTGGCATCGGTTGAGCGCAAGACTCACAGCGCCGACCTGGCCCGGATTGACAAGGCGATTGAGGATACCTCTGTGCGCCTGCAGTACGCCAAGGCCAAGATTGCCGAGGCGACTAATGCCGGCGACGGCGAGGCCTTGGCCAAGGCCCAGGAAATTTGGTACGAGGCCAGGCAACAGGTTGACGCGCTCAATAACCTGAAAAAGACCGCGGTCCAGCCCCAGCGCCAACAAAACATCCCCGACCCTCGTCTGCAAAGAAACGTTGCCAAGTGGATGGAACGCAATCCCTGGTTTAGTCCAGAAATTAGAGATTTAGACAGTAAGGTTGCCAAACAGGTCGATGAAGCCCTGACCGCAGAGGGTTGGGACCCGAATTCTGACGATTATTGGGATGAACTCGATAATCGGTTGCAACGTTATCTACCCCATAGATACAATGAACCCACAGACGACATTCCGTCTGCTCGAAGTAAACCAAGGAGTATCGTGACTGGATCAGGACGCGAATCATCTGGACGTGCGGGAGGCTCAAATAGCTTCACGCTGTCTGCCGAACAGGTGCGGGCAATGAAAGACGCCGGCCTCTGGGAAGACGCTGCCAAACGGCAGAAGATGATCAAACGTTATGCGATGGAAGCACGTAAAACTCAAGGATACAGGAGCTAAAAATGGAATCACGTCTAAAAAAATCACTGAAGGCTGGCGGACGCCAAGATCGCGCAAGCGAGGATGCTACACGTCAACCCCCACAGGAAAAGTTCATCTCTTCACAAGAACGTCGCAAGATGTTTAGTGATGAATGGACGCAAAGCGCACTGCCGAATGCTCCGGTTATTCCGGGGTGGCACGTCTGCTGGTTATCAACCACCAATTCTTACGACAGCATTGATAAGCGAATCCGACTTGGGTACGTACCGGTGAAAGCTGATGAGGTACATGGGTTCGAGAATTATCGCGTAAAGTCTGGTCAGTACGATGGTTATGTCGCATGTAATGAAATGTTGCTGTTCAAGATACCTGAAGAGGTTTATCAAGAAATCATGGCGCACTTCCACCATGATGCTCCCCTTGAGGAAGCAAACAAGATAAAAGTTCAGGCCGAGAGCATGCAGACACGCGACAGTTCGGGTAAGGCACTCGGAAAGGTTGAAGGCGACGGGCTAGGCGAACTAGACAAACCCCTACCCGCACCGATATTTCAGTGAGGGGAGGACTTTCAACCATTAAGGAGTAAAAAATGAGTGCAACCTCTGCTCCGTTTGGCCTGCGTCCTGCGTTCCATCCCTCTGGTTTGGATCGCGCTCAGGCGCTGGCTGGCGGTATCGCTTCGGCCTTTGCGTCGAACATTTTGAAAGGTCAACCAGTCAAGTATGTGACTGGCGGCACCATTCAACCCGCTGGTGCTGGTGATTCGTTTGCTGGCGCCTTTGCTGGCGTTGAGTTTACTGACACCACTGGCCGTCGTCGTGTATCAAACTTCTGGCCTGCCAATACGGCATACCAGGCCGGTTCGTGCATCGCCTATTTCTACAACGATCCTCTGATCGTTTACGAAATTCAGGCTGACGGCTCACTGGCTCAGACCTCGATTGGCGACCAAGCTGATCTAAGCGCCACAACCGCTGGTTCTGCGACCACCGGACTGTCGCAAGCGACTCTTTCCGCCACTTTGGCTGGAGCAGGCGCCAGCGCACAGATGCGGATTGTTGATATTGCCCCGTACCCCGACAATGATTGGGGAGATGCGTACACAATTGTTCGCGTAACCATTAATGAGGCGCAGTTCCAAGCGTCCGTTAACGCAATCTAAGGAGGGCAGGTAAATGGCAGCCCCGATGCGCAGTACCGACTTTAGAAGCATAGTTGAGCCAATCCTCAATGAATGCTTTGATGGAGTCTATGATCAACGTACCGATGAATGGTCACGAGTTTTTCGTCAACAAGAAGGAATCCCCCGTAACTACCACGAAGAGCCTGTCCTTTATGGATTTGGCGCAGCACCGCAACTGCCTGACGGAACTCCGGTTACGTATCAGCAGGGTGGTGTTCTGTTCCTCAAGCGTTATGTGTACTCAGTCTATGGTTTGGCATTTGCCCTGACCAAAGTGCTGGTTGAGGACGGCGACCATATCCGTATCGGTCAAGTTTACGCACGCCACTTAGCTCAGTCCCTGATTGAGACCAAGGAGACTCTGTGCGCAAACGTGCTCAACCGTGCGTTTAACTCCGCTTACCCTGGTGGCGATGGCGTTCAACTGAACTCCGCTTCGCACCCGATCGTCAACGGTACATTCAGCAACCTGCTAACCACTGCAGCTAACCTGTCGCAGACCTCGCTTGAGCAGATGCTCATTCAGATCCGCCAGGCAGTGGACAACAACGGCAAGAAGATTCGTCTGGTGCCCCGCCAACTGGTGGTCGCTCCTGGCAATATTTTCCAGGCCGAGGTTCTGCTGAAGTCTGTTCTTCGTGCTGGCAACGCAAACAACGACATCAACCCGATCAAGTCGATCGGTCTCCTGGACGAGGGCGCAGCAGTTCTGTCGCGTCTGACCTCCGCCACTGCATGGTGGGTGCAGACCGACACGCCTGAGGGCATGAAGTTGATGATGCGTCGCGCTCTTGAGAAGACGATGGAAGGTGACTTTGAGACCGACACCATGCGCTACAAAGCAACCGAGCGTTATGACGTTGGCTTTACTGATCCTCGTGCGCTTTACGGCACACCCGGCGTCTAAACCAGGTGGGGGCTTTATGCCCCCTATTCTTAGGAGAATGCGATGGCAAATCTAGTAACCCGTTTCCCCAATGGTGTGACCAATGTGGGAGAGGATTCGCTATTTGCTGATCTGGCGATGCCGGCACCGACTCGGTTTCACACTTACTTTGAAGACTTCGACTATTACGTAGCCGGAGATTGGACAGTAACTGAAACAGATGCGAGTGCCACTCAAGCATTAACGGATGGCGATGGCGGTCTTTTATTAATTACCAACACTGCCGCCGACAACGATTTAGTTGCTTTACAGAAAAAAGGTGAGTCATTCCGCTTTGCTTCTGGTAAAAAATTGTTTTTTGAGGCTCGCCTCAAGGTCAATGATGCAACTCAGTCGGATTTAGTAGTCGGTTTGCAAATTACTGATGCGACACCCCTTGACGTAACCGATGGTGTGTTTTTCATTAAAGACGACGGCTCAACCTCGGTTGTGCTGCGCGTTGAGAAAAACAACACCGCAACGGCCACAACGGTAGGAACTATGGCTAATGACACTTTTATTCGCCTAGGTTTTTATTACGATGGGGATAGTCAGATTCAGTATTTTGTAGACGGTACACTTGGCGGCGCTTCTGTAACAACCAATCTGCCTGATGATGAAGACCTTACAGTCTCATTCGCCATCCAGAACGGTGAAGCCGTAGCAAAAACCATGACTGTTGATTACATCTTCGTTGCGAAGGAGCGTTAATCATGGGTCAATTTAAGCCAATGGTCAAAATGATGACCACAGAGCCTTCAGTCGAACTGAAGCTCAAAAAGGGTGGTACCGTTAAAAAGCCTGCCAAGATGATGGACGGCGGCGTAATGGGTGGCCTTGCGGCTGCTCCTTCCGCAGTCGGTGCACGTGGTGGCATGTCTCCAGTAGCGCGTCCTGCTCGTCCCTCTATGGCCGCACGTCGTGCAGCTATGAAGGGTGCCCCGATGGGCCGACCTATGATGAAAGAGGGCGGAGAGTCTAAGGCCGAACACGCCAAAGAGATGAAGGTTGCTGCTGAGTTTAAGAAGCATAAAGGTATGCCCGCTTCTAAAGCTCACAAGGGCCTAAATACTGGTGGTGTGGTAATGGGTCAGGGCGGCTACAAAACTGGTGGCGTAGTCATGGGTCAAGGTGGTTACAAGACCGGTGGTGTCGTCAATGGTCAAGGTGGTTACAAAAAAGGCGGCAAAGTAAAGATGGCCAAAGGCGGGATGTATTGCGCCGATGGCGGAATCATTACTGAGGCAGAAGGATCGAAAGACGCTGGTGAGTACAAAGACACCAAGATGGTCACGACCAAAGGTCAAGGCGCAATAAGTGATTCAGAGCGCAAGATGATGTCTGCTAGCAAAAAAAAGTCCGATAGCGCTTACAGAGAACACATAAATCCTGAAACAGGTGAAATGGAAATCCGTAAAGCGGGAGGCTACAAGAAAGGCGGAATGCCGATGAAAGATGGCAAACCTGCTTTCCTGTCCAAAAAGAAGGGTGGTGCCGCAAAAAAGTATGCTAAGGGTGGAGCGGTAAATGACTCAGGCAAGGCTGAATCCATGCCCCAAGGTCATAAGACGCCGTCTACACCCGTAAGCATTACTAAACTTTCTGGAACCTTCAAAAAAGGCGGTGCAGTTATGACCCCTGCAGAAAAGCGTTCGACTAAGGTATTTAATAAGGAAAATGCCCCTGCAATGAAAGCTGCTAAGACCAATAGCAATGAGGTCTATAGTAAATACGGAAAGAAAATGCGGTCTGGTGGTATGTGCTAAATAAGGTGGGGGCTTCGGCCCCCGCTTTTAATTGGGGAAGATAATATGGCTGATGCAGTCGCAAGCCAAACGCTTTTTGACGGAGAGCGCATGGCAATTATGAAGTTCACCAATACCAGCGATGGTACTGGCGAGACTAATGTCGTCAAAGTTAACCCTGCATCGCTTGCTTCTTCTGCGGCTGGTGGCGCGTGTGATGCAGTTACGGTCACAAAAATTACCGGCCTGACTCATGGCATGGAAGTCCAATTAAAATGGAAAGCCACTACGCCCGTAGTTATTGAGACCATTCCTCAAAACTCTCAATATCAACAAGATTTTGAGAAGATTGGTGGCCTAATGAATAATGCTGGTACTGGCAAAGATGGCGCAATCACCTTTACCACCTTGGATGCCTCGGCTGGCGATACCTACACCGTGGTGCTGGAGATGGTTAAACACTATGTGAACCCAGTGGCCTGATCATGCCAGCCAAGTCAAAAGCCCAATTTAGGCTGATGAAAGCGGCAGAGAACAATCCTGCGTTTGCCAAGAAAGTTGGTATCAGCAAGTCAACTGCGGCTGAGTACACATCAAGCAACACTGGAAAGAAATCTTATAGCAAACTTCCGGAAACTTCAATAACTAAGTCTCTTAAAAAAGAAGGATTCTACGAGTCGTCAAAAAGTAAATCTGATCGCGAGAAGATTGTTAACAAGGTAACAACCAAACCTCAACGAGTGAAAATTGTTGAGCAAGTGTTCTCCGACAAAAAAATGAAGACTGGCGGTGATGTCAATCTGTCTGTTGGCCGCGGTGAAAAAATGCCTGTATCCCAAGGCGCAGGTCTTACGGCCAAAGGCAGAGCAAAGTACAACCGAGAGACTGGATCAAATCTAAAAGCCCCTCAGCCGCAGGGTGGGTCGCGTAGAGACTCGTTTTGTGCCAGGATGGGTGCTATTGCAGAGAAAAGCGAGCGCGGTAGTCGGTCACGCGCATCCATGAAGCGTTGGAACTGTCCGGGGTGGTAGATGAGTTACTCAGAAACCATTGGAACTACAGTAATCAATGTGCAGACGCTCATCGATCACGCTGCTCGTCGCTGTGGAAAGCTGGCTGAGGAGCTAACCTCTGAACAGCTGATCTCTGCACGGGAATCGCTGTTCTTTGCAATGTCAGACTTGGCCAATATTGGCATCAATTACTGGGCAATCAACAAAAAAGTCTTTGGTCTAAAGGCTGATCAATACATCTATCAGTTACCCCTGGGTTCTATTGACGTCTTGAATGCCCTGTACCGGACCATGAACCGTCCCAGCGGGGACTATGCAACCAGTGCGGGAGGCAATGTCGCAAATGTCGCAGACTCCGACATTGACACTATATGTCAACAAACATCCGCCAACGGGAACATCTCCGTCTTCTATGGCACTGACAATCCTATTTATGCCGGCTCTATTGGTATCCTGCCTTACGTTTCAGGTGGCGGTTCTGCTAATTGGTCTCTCATCTATGAGTATTCGGTTGACGGAACAACCTGGCAGACGCTTGAGGACTTGGGGCAAGTAGTTGTCACCGATAATCAGTGGATTTGGTATGACGTTGACCCTGGCCAGACGGTGGAGTATTACCGGGTGCGTGCCTATAGCGGTACGACGTTGGCCCTGCGGGAATGGTTTGTGGGAAACAATAGCCGCGAGATCATGATGGCTCGCTTAAACCGTGATGACTACACAAACCTTCCCAATAAGAATTTCACGGCCAATCAGCCGTATCAATTTTGGTTTGACCGCACGATCCCGCAACCGTCGATCTATCTTTGGCCGACGCCGTCAGACCCGTTTATACAGATGACGGTTTGGTATTCCCGACAGATCATGGATGTCGGCGCCCTGACTGATGAGCTCGAGGTTCCGCAGCGCTGGTACGAGGCGGTGGTTTTCTTGCTGGCTCACCGGATGAGCTTAGAGTTACCCCAGGTGGCGACCGATCGGATCACATACCTAGAGCAGCAGGCCGAAAAACACCTCAACCGGGCCGAGCAGGAAGAGCGCGACAAGTCGCCCATCTACTTTGCCCCGAACATTAGTGTGTACACCAGATAATGCCTATATTCCTCGACACTCGCGGCCTAGAATCTCTAGCCATCGCGGTATGCGATCGGTGCAAGATGAAGCGCACGTATGTCAGCCTGGGGCCTGATCCTAATTTCCCGGGTTTGCGAGTTTGCGACCAGGGTTGTGCAGACCAGAAGGACCCCTATAGGCTTCCGGCTAGGAAGACCGAGCGTATCAATCTGAGATTCCCGCGGCCGGACGTAAGTGTGGCAAATGTCCAGCCAGCGCTTCAGACCGGTGGTTATGGTGAGTTTTTAATTTCAACCCAAGGTAATCAAGACGATCCCGAGAGCAATGGGAACCTTGATGTTATTAGCCCGAGTCCATAATGCCATCAGCCCAAGTCACTATTACCCAGCTACCCGCCGCTGGTGCAATTACAGGCACTGAGGCGGTCCCCATAGTCCAAAATGGGCAGACCGTCCAAACGACCACGGGGGCTATTGCTGCCTCGCCGAGTCAGACGCAGACCTTTATTACGGTTAACCAAGAGCCGTCGCTGACAAATTCTCGGCGCTTGTCCGGTGGAACCGGCATTGGTCTGGTTGACGGTGGCGTTCAAAGCACGCTTCAGATCACCCTCAATGCTACTGCTGGATCGTTAGAAGTCGCTTCTACGGGTCTGATTGCCAAGGATACGGGAAGTTCTGTTGTTGCCCGCACGCTGACGGCTTCTGGGGCTGGTATTGCGGTTTCTAACGGAAACGGTGTATCAGGAAACCCTACGGTCTCTCTCAGCGGCCTTGCGCTTGCTTTGGCAAATTCTGGTGGTACTGGAATGCTGGCTGTTGTCGGCGGCACTGTGATCGCTGGTCGCCAGATTTATGGGACTGCGAATCAGATCGATGTAGCCAACGGGAATGGCTCAAACGATCCAACCCTGTCAATTTCATCCAACCCGCAGATGCCAGGCACCGGAGCGATGAAGGTCCCTTCAGGGACTACTGCCCAAAGAACGGGGGCTACCGATGGCCAGCTTCGGTACAACACAGATACTAATTCTTTTGAGGGTTTAATAAACGGTAATTGGGTCAGCGCCCTTGGAACCTCAGGATTTAGCGGTTTTTCAGGATTTTCGGGAGAGTCAGGTTTTTCAGGTGCTTCAGGCCAGTCGGGATTTTCAGGGTTCTCAGGTTATTCAGGAATTGATGGTCAAGCGCAAAGCGGCATTTCAGGATTTTCAGGCTTTAGTGGATTTTCAGGCTTTAGTGGGATCTCAGGATTTTCAGGCCAAGATGGTCAGTCAGGATTCAGCGGAATCTCAGGATTTTCGGGCTTTTCAGGACAGGATGGTCAATCAGGATTTTCAGGAATCTCAGGTTTTTCAGGCGATTCAGGCCAATCTGGATTTTCAGGATTCAGCGGGATTTCAGGGTTCTCGGGTTTCTCAGGATTTTCTGGTGCGCCTCCCACAACGGTCACGGTTGCAACGACTTCAGCGTCAACGACTTTCCCGACGCTGGTAACTGGAACTTCAGGAAGTCAGTCGGTCTTGGTCGACAGTGACTTGACCTATAACGCATCAACAAATGCTTTTACGGCAGGCATAAACGGTGGGACATTCTGATGGATTTGTCTTGGTTAGCCGATAGCCCAGAGGCCAAGGAGATCTTCGATGAGGTTGTCCTTGGTAACGTCTATCAGGTATCCGAGAAGAACATAAAAGGCCGTCCGGTGATCGACATCGGAGCCAATCGGGGGATGTTTTCAATACTCGCAGCACGGCTCGGAGCGAAGAAAGTCATCGCTGTGGAACCAGTCTCAAGTACCTTTGACATCCTGATTCAAAATCTTTGGAAGTCGGGCACAGACGTTATCAAGCCTCAGAAAACCGTAGTCTTGGATAGAGCTGGACTTACAAAAATTGGGCTACATCAGAAAAGCGGCCATAACAGCCTTTACGGGGATTCTGAAGACTCAGAAGAGGTCCAGGCCGTAACCCTTAAAGACCTGCTCAAGATGGTTGAGGGCAACAATGTCTTTCTAAAGATGGACTGTGAAGGGTCGGAGTACGACATCCTCATGAACGCCTCAAAAGATGAGATGGCTCGGATCTCCACCATAGCCCTAGAGGTTCACGGAGACCTGCACCCTCAATATCAAGGCATTGAGGTCCTACAGAAAAAACTTGAATTTTTAGGGTTTACTCTTAAAGACCGAAAGAAGATCGGGGCGTGGGATCTAGGCCCTCATGGTGAAATGGTCAACTATCGGGACTTGAAAAGAACCAACGAGATTTGGGAGCGGCATCGGATTTTGTGTTCCATCTCTACCCGCGGCCGGTACTACACGACCCTGCCGTTAGCGATTCAGGCGGTTATTAGTCAGAGCCGCCAAGTCGATAAGCTGGTGATCTTTGATGATAACGATGAACCTGAAGATCTTCGGGAGCACCCGACCTACAAAAACCTATTTTGCATCCTGAACCATAAGGGAATCGCTTGGGAGTGGCTTTTTGCTGGCCGTAAGGGGCAGCACCATAACCATCAGATGGCCAACTCTATGGGCTTTGAGTGGGTTTGGCGGGTGGACGATGATGCCATTCCTGAACCTCGAGTCTTGGAAACCCTAGCCTCATATATTGACACCGATGTTGGGGCCATCGGCGGGGCTATTTTGATGCCTGGAAGGCCCTTTGACACCTCCAAATCGACTGGCCTCTTGGAGAACATAGATTCTGAGGTCAATATCCAATGGGATGAGGTTAAGTATCTGACCGAGGTCGATCACCTGCACTGCTCTTTCCTGTACCGAGCTGGGGTGGCCGGGG